CCAAACTTTTCGTAAAGTTTACCAAAGTCTATCAATCCGTTCTCTGATTCTCGTCTATCTGTTTGTTGAATGTCACCAGTAACAACCATACGACTATCGTCTCCGATACGAGTAAGTAACATCTTCATCTGATTTGGTGTTGCATTCTGCATCTCATCTGCGATGATATAACAGTTTTTAAAAGTTCTTCCACGCATGAATGCAAGAGGAGAGATTTCAATAATACCGTCTTCTATCATTTTCGCAGTTTCTTGTGGACTATAATACTCTTGTATTACGTCAAATATAGGTCTAGTCCAGGGCGCCATTTTTGCATTTAGGTCACCTGGCAAAAACCCGTGCTTTTCATCATCGACACCAACTGCTGGTCTTGTGACTACTATGCGTTCTATAGTTTTTGCTTTTAGTTCTTTGATTGCAGAGACTACTGCTAACATGGTTTTACCTGTACCTGCAGGCCCAACGCCAAATACAATCGTATTGCTTGGATTTAATAATTGTTCGATATATGTTTCTTGATTTAGGTTTCTTGGAATTAATACCACAGATTTTTTGCGTGTGATATAGTTATCCATATTAACAACATTATTGTCGTTACTTGAGTTGTTTTGATGTTTTTGTTTTTTATTAAATCGTTGTCGACTCATTTAAAGTCCTCCCTATTAAATAGTTTTAATGAAGTAGGACATAAGCCTGGATGTAATCAATTGGGGCATCTGCCCTCCTTTCACATAGGTATTTACTTTTGATAATTGATGGTTATATACTGTTATATGGAATATGAGCCTATATCCTATGATATTTTTATTGCATTTACTGCATAACTATGTTAATATAAATGCATAATAGGAGTTAAAGATGAATCTAAAGATACTAAATGAAGTAGAATACATGTTGCAGACTAGTCCTCAGGCATTGAGAAGTCCTGCAAAACTAAAGCAGTTAATCAACGGAATATTCTCTGTTGAATTAGATGATGTAAGTTTTAGTACAGTTGCCGAACTTACAGATAAAATAGATACCGCAGTACTACACAAGTATTTTGGTGAAGTATGGCAACCAGAGACTAAAAAGTTTAAGTATAGCGGACTTAAAGTTATTGAAGAAGTTAATGCACTTAAACCTAGAAACGTACTAGATATAGGATGTGGGTATAACGAGTTCAAAGGTAAGATACCTAACTTAATTGGTATCGATCCTTATAATACTAATGCTGACTACGAAGTTGGTATAATTGACTACAAGACTGATATTAAGTTTGATGTAGTAATTGCACTAGGCAGTATTAACTTTGGATCAACAGATAAAGTGTTTGCTGAACTTGAAAAGGCAGTAAATTTGTGTGCTCCAGGTGCAGTAATGTTCTTTAGAGTTAACCCTGGATTACAACACCCCAAACCAGAAGCAAAATGGATAACTTTTTATCCATGGAACAGTAACTTTATTATGAATTGTGCAGACTACTTTAATGTAGATGTACTTGATTTACGAAATGATTCAAATAATAGAATGTACTTTGTTTGGAGAACTAAATAACAATATACAAATGCAACAGTAACGCAGTCTGCGGACAAGTTCACTGTTGTTTAATTTCCCGAAAGAAAATTAATGACAATACCTAACAGAATCTTTCTGACAGGTGTGCCAGGAAGTCGTTGGAGTGGAATTGCTCAAGAAATTGAACAAGATCCTAGATTCAACACGACTGACAGGACTCCTGATAGAGAATACACACACGGCGAGTTTAGTGGACACGTAGGAGCATACTTTGGAACAGGTATGGAATTTCCTGCTATACTAGATACAAAAAATTTGGATAGACCTTATACAGGCAACAGTACAAAACTACATAAAAGTCATGAGTGGGCTAGAGTCCTAGACGATATTGTTGAGCAGTATCCACACTCAGGAATCGTACTAATATATAAGAATGACGAAGCAAGTTTAGATTGGTGGTTACAAGCAGGTGGGTTTAATATAACATATCCTGACTACAAATATTATGATGACAAGTTTAGAATGAGAATTGAGATAGGCGAACAGAATATAGGTATTCTAAGATTTGCACAAAAGCATAAGTTAACTTGGAGACAACATAATAAACATTCTGATGTGTTTATTGCAACATATAATATACAAGACGGAGAACTTCGGCTATGATCGAAATGATCGCAGCCTTATTAGGTGGTGTACTTTATGGACTAATAATAGGTATTATACCTGCCGCAGGAGCAACCACAGGTTTAATTGCACTGTTTGGTTTTATCAGTTACTTTGTACACGAACCTTACTTAGGTGTTATATTCCTAATGGCAGTTGTTGCAGCCTCAACCACAGGTGACTCGTTTACTGCAATACTATTGGGCATACCCGGTGCTAACAGTGCCGCGGCTACAATGGTAGATGGTTTTCCACTAGCACAACAAGGTAGGGCAGGTTATGCAATCAGTGCAGCCGTTACTACTTCAACAGTGAATGGATTGATTTGGGGTTGTTTGGTATTTTTACTACTGCCTTGGTATACTAACTTGATAATGATATTAGGTATTCCTGAACTGTGGGCATTCACTGTACTAGCACTTGCTACAGTAGGATTTTTAAGTAACAAATATTGGTTCCGCACAATACTTGCTATTGCTTTTGGAATATTCATAGGGTTAGTAGGAGTTAACCCAGAGAACAATGAACCTCGATTTACACTAGGTTGGTTTTACTTAGAAGACGGTGTACAAATTATGGCAGTTGCCGCAGGGTTGTTTGCTATTCCAGAACTAGTAAAAGGATTGTTTACAAAGACAAGCACTGCCAATGGAGAAATACGCAAAGGCGAATTAGTGGCTGGCATGAAAGCAGTTTGGGAGAATCGCTGGTTGGCACTTAGAGGTGGATTCATTGGTGCGTTTATAGGATTATTACCAGGACTAGGTGGACAAATGGCAGACTGGTTGGCTTATGGTTCAGCAGTTGCAGCCAATCCAAAAGAAAAGTTTGGTAACGGAAATATCAAAGGAGTTATTGGACCCGAAGGTGCTAACAATTCGCAGAAAGCAACTTCAATGATTACAACAGTGATATTTGGCATACCAGGTGCAAAGTTTGCAGCCATATTGATGAGTTTGTTTATGTATCTAAACATTGAATTGGGTACACCAGATATTGCTGAAGACAAAGAATTATTTACAAGTATGACATTTGGGTTTTTAGGTGCAACAGTTATTGTTGCACTTATTTGCATGTTTCTAATCAAACCTATTTGCAAGATAGCAAGTGTTCCATACAAGTATTACTTTCCAGTACTGCTGGCATTGATTATTTTTACATCAATGCAATACACAGGCGGATGGGAAGATCTCGCAATGTTGGCAATATTTTCCTGCTTGGGATTCTTTTGCAAACATTTTATGTTTAGTCGACCTGCACTGCTAATTGGATATATTTTAGCAGACAAGGTTGAAGGCTTTACACTACAACTCCTAGGGATATACACCTGGGAGACACTAATTACAAGACCGATATTCATGGTACTAATTGTTTGTATCATTGGTATCTTAATATTCAGTATAACAAGAAAAGGAAAAATAGATTATGCTTAAAATACTTACTACACTAGCAGTACTGCTAGGATTTACTACATCAGCAGTTGCTGATTACACCTTTGTTGTTCCACAAAAGCCAGGTGGTGGAACAAGTGTGTGGGCACAGATTGTTGCCACAGAAATGGAAAAATACTTGGATGAAAAGATTATTATCAAACACATTCAAGGTGCTAGAGACATTCCAGGATTTAACAAATGGCACAACGACATGAGAGACGACGACAAAGTTGTTATGGTATCACATGGTGGTAACGGTGTTAGTTTCTTAAATGAAAAAGTAGACTACGACTACAACGAATACGACAGTGTTGGACTTATGAACCTAAACATTATTGTGGCAGCTCGTAAAGACCATAATCCATATGGCGGAAAGACTTCATTTGCCGCTGGTAGTGGACAGATTCCAGAAGGTATTGCAATAACACTATTAAAATGTGGCCCTGGACTTACAACAGAACAATATATCGATTGTTTTAAAAATAACGTCAATTGGATTAAAGGCATGAAAGGCGGACAAAGACGTCTAGCATTTAAACGTGGCGAACTAGATGGAACAAGAGAAAATCCAGCCGCATTTAAAAAGCATGTACAACCCGTCATAGACAAGGGACTAGCAGGGTTATGGTTTCATCATGGCATACTACAACCAGATGGTTCACATGCAGATGATCCAAACTATCCAGGTATACAAATGGAAGACTTATTCTATGCCGCAAATAGAACAAAGCCTGAAAGTGATTTATATGCTGCCTACAAACTTGTAAAAAGTTTCCGTGATGGTATGCAGAAAGCACTATGGGTAGCAAAAGGCAATCCTAATAAAGCAAAACTAATTGCTGCATTAGAAAAAGTTGCAACAACTCCTGAATCAATTAAAGCAGTTCAGAAGAAAGTTGGACAATACGATTGGTTAATTGGTAAAGATGGTGACGCTCATAGAGATACACTTATGAAACTAATAACACCAAAAGCATTAAGCACACTTGTTAAGTTTAACAACGAAGCATTTGGAATTAAGGCTGTTTATAAAGATACACTAGTTGCCCAAAAGTAACTTAGTAACTTATGTTAAATATGCGAGTGCAGTAACCATACTATTTGCTATGGTTCTGCATGTCGCAGGCATAACTCCTTGGAATAGCATACTGCAAATGGTAGGTGCTAGTGGTTGGATTTATGTAGGATATAAATGGAATGAGAAAGCAATCATACTAAACTTCTTACCACAGTTTGCTATTATTATTCCAATGCTAATATGGATGTACTTTGCATGAAACAATTTGAAAACAAAACACTAGAAGATACTGATAAACAAAAAGAAGTTGTAGATATAGTTAGAGGAATTATTAAAAGAGTAAAAAAGACATCTACTCATTGTTTAGTAATTTATGATAAATCACAGAAAAAATTAAAAAGAAAAAAATTACATAAAGAACTTACTGAACATGAATTACTTGAATTATGTAATGATATGTGGGCAGCCCGTTTATGTGGGATAGAATATTAATATGGCAATCGGAGTAACAAAACATTTATTTGATTTTACTGGTTTAGTAGGTAAATGTGATAAAGGTCATGTTGTAAAAATTCTAACTAATGGATTTGGATTCTGTCCAGATTGCACAGAAGAGAATGATTTAAACCATACATTATGGGCACCGCCTGGGTTTGTATGTAAAGGTGGTTCTAAACTTGAAGATATTAAATAGGAGAAATAATGAAAGAAGATTACAAGGTAGATCCATTATCAATACTAGCCAACTCAAACAAAAACAACATTTTTACCATATAAGAGATACTATGAAAATTTTAATATGGATGTACCTATTATGACAGTATTAATTTCGGGTGGTGATAGTTTTACTTATGGTAGCGAGTTGTCTAGTCAAGAACATGCATGGAGTAATTTACTTGCAAAAAAACTAGGCATGAATATATGTAATACTGCAAAACCTGCCGCAAGTAATAGTAGTATCAGACGTAATGTTATGAATGCTATAAACAAATACAAAGACTTAGATTTGTTCGTAGCAGTAATGTGGAGTTTTCCTAATCGTTATGAGTTTAGATTTGCATATGATACAGGACATGCAGATAGTCCATGGTATAGTATTAATCCTTGGACACATAATGATCAAAACTTTGAAGATCATTTCGTTAACCCAGATGAATCTGTGTTAAAAAAACAAAACGCAAACAGATCCAATGCAGAAAAAAGAGGAATAACAGACTTTGCCAAAAATTATATAAACAATGTTGCTGAAACAGAATATTGGGAAATATATACAAGTTGGTGTGAGATAGTTATGTTACAAAATTATCTTGTAAAACATAACATAAAGTATGTTTTTATGCATGTGGATAATAGTTTGTTCGAGTATAATTCTAATATGGACTCAACTTTAAGAACATTAAGAGAAGATATTGATATGACTAAATGGGGTGCTGATATAGGCATGTATAACTGGGCAAAGCAGACTAAGCAACCTTTTTATACGACTCATCCTAAAGAGATTGCACATGCTGAATGGATAAATACATTATATATACAAAAGGGCCCGTAATCATGGATATCAAAGATATAGTCGAAAATACTAAAAACATTTATATGAGTGAAAGTAGTTTAAAGACTCTTATGGACTTTGAAAGAGTATTAGACGAATTAGACATGTATGCTTTTAAAAACTGGAGCAAAGGTGAACTTGTAGAAGGTCCAGTCAAATCTAAACATTGGGTTGAGTGTACATTTATGTGGCCCAATAAAGCAATGCCAGATCCAGATGCGGCTAAGAGACTACTACAATACAATGTTGTCGTTGAGTATAGTAAAGATAAATTAACAACTCCAATCAAGGTTGAGAACTACAGTGACTTTGCGCCAGGCACAAAAGTTCCAAAGTTAGAAGAAAATCCTATTTGGTTAGTTAAGATTAAAATGCCAAGTGAAATCGTTAGTGATGCAGTTGAAGGGTTTATTGAACTAGAAGGACGTGATGTTGATTTAAGTGAATTAGATTCTTCGTACGAAAGCGGATTAGATAATATGACTGCCCAATCTGTTCAAGAGCCTGGAGTTGTATAATGGGATTAGTAGCAAACGACTTACAAGATAGAATTACACCTAACGTAGACTTTGATGAATTTAGTGCAAAGGTTGGCACTGATGATGATATTGTTGTTGCTAGTTTTAAAGTACTAGGACAAGATGCGGCAGTTGATTTAGAAAATTTCTTAGAAAAAGGATACGAATGGATAATAGATGCTGAAACAAGTCCAGGTGAAATCGAAGATGGGTATTACTTAGTTTTTGTAGAAGCAGAACGTAGAACAAGTTATCCAAATAATTTTATGAGTATGATAGGCGATTTAGAAAACTTAACATCAATTGATCCAACTGACTGGACAATGAAATACTATCAAGGATCTAAAAGAGATCCAAAATATATTCTAAGTGTTAATAATATAGAACAACAGATACCACTTAGTCCTCGTAAATATAGAGCAATTAAGCAAAGTAAAGACATGCTTGAAGGTATGTTAAATGTTGCGAGAGTTCCTCGCAAAAAAGGAGACATCAATGAATTTACAACAGTTACAAGAAGACCTCGCAGTTGACGAAGGCGTAGTTTACGCAGTTTATAAAGACCACTTAGGATACCCTACATTTGGTATTGGTCATTTAATTTTAGAATCAGATCCAGAATATGGACAAGAAGTAGATACTCCAGTAAGTGAAGAAAGAGTTACTGAAGCATTTCAATCCGATTGTGAAGTAGTGTTAGGCGATTGTCAGATACTTTATGATGATTTTGATGACTTACCTGAAGAAACACAACTTATAATTGCAAACATGATGTTTAATATGGGCCGACCAAGATTATCCAAGTTTAAAGGTATGAAACGTGGAGTAGATGCTAGAGATTGGAATGCTGCCGCTGATGAAATGGTAGATTCAGGTTGGTATAAACAAGTTACTAATAGAGCAGACAGATTAGTACAAAGAATGCGAGCGATAGCATAATTCATTCATAAAGGATAATACTATGGGAATGAAATTAACAATGATAATGATGGCTTTGTTAGTAGCAATGGGCCTTGCATTTAGTTGGTATTACAATGACACACAACAAAGAATGAAAATTCTTATTGAGAATGTTGCAAAAGCAGAAACAGCAGTAAATTTAAGTGAACAAGCACTAACTTCTATGAAAGAGAATTATAAAAAAGCAAGTGAACAACTTAATATAGTGAATAACAAATTTGCATTAATAAGAGTACAAAACAGTGTCCTAGCAAGTAAACTGGCTAAGATGGACGATTTAGGTTTACTAGCAGTTGAAAAAACAGAAAAGATAAAAAATGCAGTTAATAGAGGCACAAATAATGCTGGAAGGTGTTTTGAATTATTAAGTGGTGCACCTCTAAATGATAAAGAGAAGGAAGCAAAAGATGCAAAGACATTTAATAAAGAGTGTCCTTGGTTGTGGTCTGGCAATACTGCTACTCAGTAGTTGTGGGTCAATGCCTGAGAAACTAGAAGTCTCAGCAAAGCCAGTAGAAAAACCAAAACTAACATTACCAAATGCAGACCTTCTTAAGATGAGAGAAGTTAAATGGGTTATAGTTACTGAAGAGAACTATAAACAAGTATTCGCAGATATAAAGAAAAGTGGTAGACCTATTGCAATATTTGGATTAACAGATAAAGGTTATGCTAACCTTGGATTAAACTTTAGTGATATTCGTGCTTATGTACAACAACAAAAGTCCATAATTGCGGCATACGAAGCATATTACAAAGGTGCTGATGAGGCTATTTCTAAAGCAAATAAAGAAATTCAAGAATCTAATGAAAGAGCAAAAGCAAAACAAGGTAAAGTTAAGAAAAGATGGGATATATTCTAATGAGTATATTAGATTATCAACCACAAGGTTGTCAAAACTGTGGCCATTACAGTCATTGCGGCACTCCACTAAAGAAAGAGTTTTGCGAAGGCGAAGCAATGATAATCGTATGTCCAAGTTGTAGATGTGATAGGTGTACTGATAACACAGTACCAGAAGAATGAATACTCCATGCACAGGTGTATGTCGTCTAAATGACAAAGGCATATGCGTAGGGTGTTTTAGAACTATTAAAGAGATAAGAGAAGCCTATGGACAAGTGGAAAAGAATTAAACTTTGGTTCGATCCGGATCAGAGACTAACAGTAAATCATATGGGAAAAGAAAAAACATATAATGTTGACGAATTTAGTAGTAAGAAACCTACTAGATTATCAGGCACAACAGTAGACGGACGAGAGTTTTTACTAGTTAGCAAAACACCAATGGAATTTGAAATAATAGAAATAGATATATTAGACAAGATATACAAGGAGTAAGATATGTGGGATATGATAACAAGTATGGCAACAGATAGGTTGTGGATTTATACAGGAATAGCAGGATCATTATTTGGTGCTGCTTTTTTATTTTACATTAAAGATACTAGGGCTGGCTTATGGTGCTACTCAAAATTTGATAAAAGTATAGATTTTTTTAGAGATAGATACGGCTGGACTTGGCTTAATCAAGATAAGGATGCATGGAAAAAAGTTCATCCTAGGATTGCAACAACGATAGAAATGTTAGAATTACAAAACTCTGACCAATACAAAAAAATAGTAAAGTTACAAAAAGAGTTAGTTACAGTCCAAAAACTACTTGTAGATGTAAACAATAAATGGAACAACCAAGAGTTAGAAATAGACGATACAGTTATAGACGAAAAAATTAATAACTTAGATGAGCGAATCAAAAAACTAGAACCTAAATTAGTAAAATAATAACAGAAACAATGATTAACAATATTTTAATATGTGGCGATAGTTTTAGTAGTGATTGGAAAATTAAATACCCAGATAGTGGACCCGGGTGGCCTAACATGATTGCTGATAATTATAATGTAACTAATATAGCAATGGCAGGCAGTAGTATTATTCGTACATTATGGCAATTAGAAAGCAAAAACATATATGACTATGATGCAATAATCATTACACACACTTCTCCTAACAGAATTTATGTAAGAGAACATCCTGTACATAAAGATGATTTGTTACATGCTAATGCTGATTTAATGCACACTGACATAAAATATCATGCACAAAATAAGCCAGAGTTAAAATGTATTGTAAATTACTTTGAACAGTACTATGATCTCGATTACGCAATTTACATCTACAATATGATTGAAGAAAAAATTGAAAAGTTATTAAGCAAATACAATGGCAAGATAATACACATGACGAATCTGCCTAGAGACGGTTTGTATAAATTTGATCAAATGATCGACTTTAGTAAACTTATGGGAAAGAAGTATCGTGGATTAATGAATCACTATAATTTAAAAACAAACACGATGGTTTATAATCAAGTTCAATTATTGTTAGAAGGGTGAAGGAAAAAATTTTATGTTTGGATTGACTCGACTATCTTACATTCTCAATAAGAGTGCTAACGTTATTAGCAAATATCACGGTATAGATAGACCAACAAGTACTAACTTCGATGCTAATTATCCTATACAAGACTTCGATTATCAATTTAATAGTTGGGGATTCCGTGGGCCTGAATTTACAGAATTTATTGGCAAGCCAGTAAACATATGTCTTGGTGATAGCATAGCAGTAAATATAGGAGGTCCTATAGAACATAGTTGGCCCAGTCAACTTTCTAAGAATTTTGATATTCCTGTACTTAATCTAGGAGTGTGTGGCATAGGAAACGATGCTATCCGCTTATTATATGATCATGCATGTAGGTTGTTTGATGTACAAAATATATTTGTAATGTATTCTTTCCTTCATCGAAGGCTAGTTAATGGAATTACTAAATTG